GAAGCGAAAGCATTACCTTTGGAACTGAACATACTTTTACAACTCAGACAATGTATTCGTATAGCAGAAACCCTCCTCAGTTATTGTGTTTAGACAATAGCGGTAATTATTTTCAGGCTTTTGTTGGGTCTACTGGCTATAACACTTCAGTTTATGGAATTATTTTACAAGCTCCAAGCACTACTGTTACATCTGGCTCTGAAGCCACATTAACTACAACTGCAAAAGATGGGGCGTCTTCTGCGTCTATCGTACCGACAGACAGCACTAAAGTTATTTTTAGTTACCTAGAGACCACGCAAGAAAAACCTGCTCTCAAACAATTGAGCATTTCAGGCACATCTATAACAGTAGGTAGTGAAAATTTAGGGCCGACTTTAACAGCCGATGAAGGGTTTTCGATTACAGCAATAGACGCTACAAAAATAGTTATGATTACCACTACGAATGGTACTAAATACCCTGCCTATCAGATTTCAACTAACAGCTCAGGAAGTTTTTCGTTTGGCACTTTAACTGTAATAACAAGCGATAGAAGTCTTTACGTTAATGCCAGTAATAACTTGTCGGGCGATCCTTCTACTTTTATTACGTCATACACTAATTCTTCAGGCACTAGATATGCAAGAGCAAAAGTCGGAACTATAAATGCGGGCATTTCTTCAATATCTTTTAATACTGAAACACAACTTAGCACTACTGTTTTTTCAAACTACGCAAATATCGCCCAACAATCAGACAGCTCTGGTCATTTTGCTTACCTCTTTGAACGAACTGGCGGTGACAAAAGCTTTATTGTTTTAGGCAAAACAGGCGGCACTTCAACTAACTACACCGACTTCATAGGCATAACAGACCAAGCCATAGCCGATACAGCCACAGGCGCAGTGATTGTGCAGGGTGGGGTTAGTGATAAAGTATCTAGCCTCACAATAGGCTCTGACTACTACGTCCAAGTTGACGGCACACTCTCAACTACAACGTCCACCGTCCCTGCGGGCAGGGCATTATCAACAACATCAATACTTTTAGAAGGATAATCATGAAAACTATTATTTGTGAAATGAACTGCTCGAAGTACCTTTTTGAGGACGACAAGCAGCTAAACATTACAGCAGACCACATCGAAGTGGGTGACCCTGCTAACTTGGACTTCATCATTGGCGACCTGAACTCTGGTAACTCTACGCTGATCGAAGGCGTGACTGAGCCAGAAGATTGGTACGGTTGTAAGTACAACTACGTCAATGACGCATGGGAACTTTGCGAAGGTTGGGTTGATCCGCGCATTGAGCGAGAAGACGCCGCATAATTGAAGTAGTGGAGTACCCATGAGATGAACGACTTAGAGCTAGAAGCAATGATACAGCGTGCTGCGGAGGCGGGGGCTAAAAAAGCCTTACGTGACGTGGGTTTACAAGACGACGACGCTGTTCATGACATGCGTGAGATACGCGACCTTCTAGACTCTTGGCGCTCGGCCAAACGTACTGCGGCAAATACCATAATTAAGGCTTTTACCTACGTTTTCTTAGGTGCCCTGCTAACGGGGTCCTACTTTAGTTTCATCAACAAGCCCTAGGTGCGTATCATGAGCCACTTCCAGACCGCGCTAGTTGCTGAAGCTGTGGATGGTGGATGGCGGCTACACGCCCCACTGGTGTATTATAGCGACGTTCTGGGGCGCACAGTCACTGTGCCTGCGGGGTATTGCACTGATCTGGCGAGTGTCCCCAGAATATTTCGGTGGATAGTCCCCGTAGCCAATGCTAAAAACCGAAAGGCGGCAGTGGTCCACGACTACCTATGCACCCACGGAGACGGCGTTGTTAAGAACCAAAAGCAGGCGGATAAGGTGTTTCGAGAAGCACTGAGCGTACTAGGTCTGGGAAAGTTTAAGTCAGGCGCGCTTTATTACCCCGTGCGTATGTTCCAGTCAATCAAAGGGTGGTTTAAATGAGATTACTTATTTTAGGTGTTGCGTGCTACGCACTAGCTGCTTGTACCCAGTTGAATAGCTTAGAGATTACGCCGGAGGACAACGCTATGGCCTGTCTGAAAGGCAACACGAACGCGGCCGGTGCTGTGCTTGGGGCTAACGTTTCCGGAATTACGGTTGAGCTTCCTGCCTCTGTGGATACCTCTAACTGGACTGCACAAGACTGGAAAGAACTAGCCGAGCTTTGCGACTAGTGACCGAAAAACTACTTGAAATGCTCAAGCGCCATGAGGGCGTAAAAAGCCACGTTTACTTGTGTTCTGCCGGATACGAAACCATTGGTGTGGGTAGGAACATCTCGAAGTCCGGTATGGGGCTGTCCGAGGATGAAGTTGACTACCTGCTAGAGAACGACATAACGCGAGTTATTAAGGAGCTTTCTTCTGAATACCCGTGGTTTAACGATCTTGATGATGTCAGAAAAGATGCTATGATTGACATCAGCTTTAACCTTGGCGCCACGCGCTTTCGCGGCTTTAAAAACGCGCTATCGGCTATGGAATCAGCCGACTATACCCTCGCAGCAAAAGAATTCCTTGATTCAAAATGGAGTCGGGACGTAAAGGGTCGCAGCCACGAACTCGCATCTATGATCGAGACGGGCAAATACTTGTAACGAGATTGGTAACCGCGTATGGCTTATTTCCGACTGGCATTAAAGCCCGGCATCGACAAGCAAAACACCGAATACGGTGCGGAAGGCGGGTGGACGAATTGCGATAACGTGCGCTTCCGGTTTGGCTTGCCTGAAAAGATAGGCGGATGGACTTACTTTAATTCTAGCCCCAGTTATCTCGTCGGCCAAACCAATGAAGTCTTTTCTTGGAACAATCTTTCCGGCACGCCTTATTTAGCAGTTGGAACTAACCGCAAGGTCTATGTTTCCCTAGGCGGCTCATGGTCAGATATCACGCCCATAAGAGCCATTACTGCGGCGGGAGATGTTACTTTTGCGGCCGTTTCAGGTTCGCCTATTCTCACTGTTACGGATACCGCCCACAATGCTCTTCAGGGGGACTTTGTAACCTTTAGTGGCGCGGCAAGTCTTGGAGGCGTGATTACTGCGGATATATTAAATTCTGAATGGCAAATAACTGAAGTAACTAACTCCTCCACCTACACCATTACAGCCCCTGTCAGCGCTAACGGCTCTGACACAGGAAACGGAGGTTCTTCAGTAGTAGGCACGTACCAAATCAATGTGGGTTCCGACGTAAGTTATTTTGACTTTGGCTTTGGGATAGGTACTTGGGGGGCTGAAACGTGGGGAACTGCAAGGAGTCAAAGCACGGAGGTCACGCTGTTTTCTAGGGCGTGGAAATTCGATAACTTTGGGCAAGTGCTTATCCTTCAGCTAGTTGACGGGCGGATATTTAGTTGGAACCCTGATAATGGATTAGATACAAGGGCTGCGCCAATAACTGGAGCACCAACGGCAAGCACTTTTGCTATTATCTCTAGCCCAGACCGCCATTTGATTTGTTTTGGCACGGAAACCACCGTAGGTGACCCAAGCACACAAGACCCGTTGTTTGTGCGTTTTTCAGACCAAGAAAACATTAACGAGTTTGCCGAGACGGTGACAAATACCGCAGGCGGACAACGCTTGTCAGACGGTAACAGAATCATGACTGCTGTTCGTTCGCGTGGTCAGATACTCATTTTTACCGATACTTCTTTGCACGGCATGCAGTACATAGGTCCTCCCTACACTTTTGGCTTCCAACAGCTTGCCAGTAACTGTGGTGCTCTAGGGCCACATTGTGCTCTAGACGTTAACGGACTAGCTCTATGGATGGGGCCTGAGGCCTTTTATGTGTTTGACGGAACAGTCAAGAAAATACCCTGTACCGTCCAAGATTACGTTTTTAAAGACATAAACCTTGTTCAAGGGCGCAAGGTTTTCGCCGGTTTAAACACGGATTACAACGAGATTACGTGGTTTTACTGCAGCTTTACGTCGGATTATATAGACCGATGTGTAACCTATAATTATTTAGAAAATGTTTGGTCAATAGGCTCACTATCCCGAACTGCTTGGCAAGATGTAGGAACTTTCCAAAAGCCTATTGCGGCTGAGTATTTTGTAGATAGCACGCAAGAAACTATCAGCACTATATACGGCCTTACGGCAGCTCGCACTGTGGTCTATAACCAAGAATCAGGCGTCAATCAGGCCGACGGGACGGGCATAACCGCCTCTCTTGAGTCTGGTTATTTTGACATGGGCGAAGGCGATAACATGCTGCTGATGCGGAAATTTATTCCTGACTTTAAAGATCAGCAGGGCAACCTCACGGTTAACCTCTTGCTTCGCCCCTATCCGCAGGCCTCGGCAAGCCCAAGCTCTTTGGACCCGTATGTCATAGCGCCGGGCACGGAAAAGGTGGACACGAGGGCGCGAGGCAGGCAGATAGCAATTAAGATAGACAGCTCCGGCGTCGATACCAACTGGCGTTACGGGACCCTGCGCGTTGACATACAGCCGGATGGCCTGCGATGAGCAAGATACAGAACGTCAGACTACCTAACGCCGCAATGGGTGACTACAACCCACAGCAGTTTGACCAGTTAGTCAGATCGCTCGAGCAGATCATTTTGCAGTTAAACAGCAGCTACACGCCGATTACTACTCAGCAAAAGAGTAATGCCCGCGCGTGGTTTGAGGGTACTTAGCCGTGGCAGATAAATATTTTCATCAGCGACTTATCCCTGCAGCGGCGACCGAGACAACGATATACACGGTCCCTGCTGCAAATACGGCGATTATTAAGTCCCTGCGGGTTACCAATGCCTCTGGCAGCCAGTCGGATATTACGGTAAGCCAGTATGAAACATCGGGCGGTGCAGTAGGGTATTTGTACCATGAGCAAGCATTAGCGCACAGCGCAAGCGTTGACGTGTTAGCAGGTGTTCCGTGCATTTTAGAAGAAAGTAACGTCTTAAAGGTTACTTCGACACGCGCCGACGTGACTTTTTACCTGTCTTATCTTGAAGTGGACAGGGACTGATAATTGCTTGATAATCAGCAGTAATTTCGCGTCTTTGGCGCGCGACCCTGTGTGGTCCTACTTAAAAAATTAAGGAAAAGATCATGGCAGAAGCGATGCAGGGAGCTGCGGCACCCTTACAGTCCCCTGAGCAGATGACCCCAGAAAACCTTGCCGCATTCGAGCGGATGAGGCAGGAAATGCCTGTTTCAGAGTTTAACTCTGAGGTGTTGAGTTCCGCAGCAGAAGCGGACCCTATGGCGGTCGCTGAATTTAAGTCGGAACTACGCGATCTTAACCTCCCCCCTGCGCTTTTAGACTCACTTAATCAGGTAGTTGATGCCGTTCTGGAAGCCCCAGAAAATTACGCAGCTTTGCGCCAACAGTTTTTAAGTGATGGTATTCCTGAAGATTTTCTTCCCCCGACCTTTGATCCTGAGTTCTTCGGCGCGTTAAACCTAGCCGTAGACGAGATACGAGAGACCTCTGGTAACCCCAGAATGGCCCCTCAGAACTTCGCTAAAGGCGGTATTGCGTCTCTTCGTCCAATAGCTGCGGCTATTGCAGAGCAAGGCCGTGGCGGGGACACAATGCTTGCCCACATTACGCCCTCAGAGGCGCAGCTTTTAAAGAGTAGAGGCGGAGCAGGCACAATAAACCCTGTTACTGGACTCCCTGAGTTCGGATTCTTTTCAAAGGCATGGAAAAAAGTAAAAGGCGCCGTTAAAAAAGTCGGTAAAGCAGTTAAGAAGTTTGCTAAAAGTAAAGTAGGTAGGATCGTTACTACTTTGGCACTTGCCTTTGTCCTCGGACCTGCAGCAGCGGCCACCTTGGGCGTAAGCTCTACAGTAGGCGTAGCGGCTGTTTCGGGTTTTGTAGGCAGCGCAGGCTCTACTTTGGTTGCCGGCGGCAACCTAAAGGACGCACTAAAAGCGGGTGCTATTGGCGGATTAGTCGGCGGTGCCGGAGCGGGTGCGTTTGGTGGGGCGGAAGCCTTCAAAGCAGGCAGCTACACAGGCCCTACTACAATAGGTGGCCAGTTAGCTAAGGCAAAAGAAAGCGTTTTTGGCGCTCCACAGCAAGCTCCTGTTACTGAACCCATTGACCTAGTAAATACTTCAAGCAGCGCTGCAGAATCTTTCCCTGCTACTCAGGGACCCTCACTTACCCGGACTCCAATTCAAAGCGGAGTGGCTTCTTTGGACAAGGCGGCAATTGATCAAGCTTCACTGGCCGCAAGGCTCAAAGAAATGGGGGTTTCAGCCGGTGGGACAAGCAGCCAAGTGGCCGCCACAGAAACGCCGGGCCTTATGCGAAGTGTCTACGACACCCTTGTCCCAAATGACGTAAGCATAGGCCAAGGCTTGAAAAACATTGCAACTAATCTTTCTCCTGCAGCGCGAGAAGCGGCCGGAAAAGCAAATTCAGAAATAGTCTTTAAAGAGACTCTTGCTCGCACTGGTTCACAAAAACTAGCTGAAGCCGCTGCATTAAAGGCGATTCCGAGCGCAGTATCTAACTGGTTGCCTCTCGGCATTGCAGGTTTAGGGGCAGCCACATTAGGGGGTGCGTTTGAGCAACAGCCTGCAACAGTACCTGCCGGTTTTGAAGAAATGGCAGCAGGGCAAAGCGGCGGCGCAAGACTGCTTTCAGAACAGCCCGAGAAGTACGGTTTAGATTTTGGCGGTGTTCGCACAAGCTATGCTTACGACCCCTACCAGTACATGTATGCGCCCCCTCCGCCTCCTCCAACATACGCTAATCCGATGACCGCCGCTGACGGCGGTTCGGCGGAATATCCACGTAAAAATGGCCATATTAGTGGCCCCGGCACTGGCA